CCCACCGGTATTGTGATTGGCCTCTACGATAGTTGTTGCGTTGATCTTCAGCCCAATAGCACTAGCAAGCCCCGGAGACGCTGACTGTCTTGCAGAGATCACAATCATCACCGGCGTCGTCGCGGGGATGCTCAGTCCAGTAATGGTCACAAGGTCGGCTGCGGTGGCGGATGTCATTGTGCGGTCGGTCGTGTCAGACCCGGCGAGCGTGAAGCCACCAGCCGCAACGGTCACCCACGCCGGTACGCCGCCTGAGACTTGCAGCGTCTGCCCTGCGGAGCCAATGCCAAGCCGCGCCAGCGTGTTAGCCGCCGTTGCGTAGACCATGTCACCGTTGGTGGTGACCTTCGCCGCAGCGGTCATGCTCATGTCGCCGGTCGCCCCGAGGAAACTGTTCCACTGGGCAGCCGTGATCACGTCTCCCGTTGTGCGGTCTGTTGGTGCCGTCCATGCCATATCAGTCTCCTTAGAACGCCAGTATATCGGACGTATCGAGCGCGCTGGTGCCGAGCACCCAGCCGATCGCTGTAGTCGTCGAGCCGAACGTGAACGAGGACATCATCTGCCCCTGCGGGCTCACGCGATGACTGATGCCCTCGATGAACAACTGCTGCGAGATCGTCCCACCGCCTGGTGGTGCGAACGTGACCGTCACCCGGTCACGCAGCTGCCGCGACAGCGCCTGCGTCATCGTGTCGGCGTGGTACTGCGGCGCCAGCTCGATGCGCGTCACGCGCACCGCAGGGTCTTTGTACGCCAGCACCAGGTAGTCGGCGATTGAGAGCGCCTGCACGTCGGTCGATACCGCGAGCCCTGGCAGCGAGTACGAACGCTTGCCGTAGGTGGTGATGCTGGTCGCGTCGGTGTCGGTCTGCGCCGTGCCGCCGGTGCGGGTCGCGGTGACGCTGTTGCGGATCATGTCGCTGGCATAGTCCAGCGCGATATCGGTATACGGCAGGTTGCCGGTGCCGAACGTAGCCTGCGACGTGTTCGACCGCGCCTCGGTGAGAATCGCGTGCCGGCTGTCGAACTGCAGGATGCCAGCCTCGTCCGCGTAGACCGCGCCCTGCTCCGATTGCTCGATGGTCTGGATAGCCGACAGCGCGTTCTGGTCGGTGAACGTCGTGGCCTGCAGCGTCGATATGCCAGCGTCCACTACCACGAGCCCGAGCCCGGTAGCGCCGAACACCTCGCCCGCTGCGATACCCGACAGGCCAGCCGTCGTGGTCTTGGTGATGTTGATCTTCGCCAGGTCGGTCATCGCGTCGGAGCAGACCAGCGTCGTGGTCGCGTCCGTGCGGTTGTACCCCAGCTGCCACTCCCGCACGGTGCCGGTGAAGATGGTGTATTGCGTGAGCGTGGTCGGGTGCGTGGCCTTGATCTTGATGCGGCGCCCTGGCTGAATCTGCGTCACGCCACCGGAGACGTAGGTGCCCGACAGGTTGAGCGGGTCGTAGGTACGGCTGCGGTTGTCCAGCACGACCGTGGCCGTTCCCGGCTGATACTGGTCGAGCTGCCGGCTACGGCCACGGTTGATGGTGATCGCGCGCACGTCTGCCGCCACGTCGATATAGAGCGCCGGGTCGTCGGCCTCGCCGAGCTGCGCGTTGCCGAGCGAGCCGTAGCCGAGCGTCCAGCCAGCGTTATCCGCGCCGCCGGCGAACTTGATGCCGACCGAGAACGTCGGCAGCGCCTGCGCTGTCATTCGACCGACCCCGCCACGAGCATCGGCCCCGACACCGCCGACGCCCGGTTGATGGCGTCAGCGACCGTGCGCGCCACGTCATCCGGTGACGCGATGATGCCAGCCTCGACGTTCACGGTGACCGATGGTCGCTCCGGCCCACCGCCACCCATCGACTTCGGCACACTCGTATCTCGCCTGTTCGTCGCCGCGTTCATTTCCTCCAGCAGTTTGTCCAGCGCATCTGCATTAGCCCCCGACACCGCCCCACCAGTCGATGGAGCAGTAGCCAGCAGCTTCCCCACACCGACCAGCCCAGCCTTCGTCGCGGTGCTGCCGCCCATCGCCGCCCACAACTGCTGCGTGAGCGTGACGGCGTTCTTGCCCATTTCCTGCAGCGCGTCAGCCGCCTTCTTCGTACTGGCCGCGGCCCTGTCGCTTTCGGTGCCCAGCACCTTGACCGCGAGCTTCAGCGCCTCGGTGTAGTCGACGTCGAGAACGCGCTGCAGGTCTGCGGCTAGCGTCTCCATGATCAGGGTCTGGTCTGCCTGCGATGCCTTGACGATCGCCACCTGCTCCAGTCCGCCGGCGCGGTAGGCTTCGGCGAGCGCGAGGTTCTGTTCCTCCGCCAGACTTCGGCGGAACGCTGCGAGCGCGGTCTCTGCCGCTGTTAGCTTGACGACTTCCTCTTTTGCTTCTCTGGCTGCCGGGATTAGCTTGTTCGTCGCGTCCCGCCATTGATCCGTAACCCCGCCCATGTCGCCGAGGTCGATCGCAGTATTTCTGGCAATAGCGCCCATTCCGCCAAGAGTCTCGGCGAACAACTCCATATTGGCATTAGCCTGCGTAGCCCCAGCCGCCAGCCCCACGAACTGCACAACAGCCTTTGCGCGCTCAATGAAACTTGCGGATGAGTCTGCAATCGTAGCCCCGATTCCCCGCGCCCCCTGGCGCATATCGAACGATGCAGATTGCGACGACGCCTCCGCAGCAGCCCCGATAAACCCAGCAAGCTTGCTGGTCGCTTTCCCGATGGCGATTACGATGTCCCCGAAGACACCCACAATCGTGCCGAGCGTCTCCGCCAGATTCTCGACGCCCTTTATCGTCGCCGGGTCGGTGGCGAACGCCAGCATCTTGTCGGCGAGCGGAGTCAGCCCATTCACCAGCGCCTCGCCGAGCTTCTCCTGCAGCTCGCCGATCGCCATGCTGAACCGCTGCGCCTTGCCCGCAGCGGTATCGCCCATAGCCCGCGCCGTGCCGCCGACCTGGGACTCGACTTCCTTCAGGATGATGCGCTGCGCGCCGAGCACGTCGTTGGTGTCGACCATCGTCTTGATGGTGGCCTTCTGCGACTCCGTGAACTGGATGCCCATACGCGACAGCGCCGAGACTCCGGCGATCGGGTCGTTCAGCGCCTTGCCGAGCTGCAACGCTGCCGATTGAGCATCGCCGCCGAACACCGCGCTCATGTCCAGCGCGGCCTCGGTCGCCCGCTTGAACGACTCCGGCGCCACGTCCTTGAACGTGAGCAGCGTGGTCTGCACGTTGCTGATCGACTCGTCCGCTATGCCGGTCGCCGCCTGCAGCTCGCTGGAGAACCCCAGCAGCTCGTTAGTCGTGACGCCCATCTGATTGCCGGTCGCCTTGAGCACGGCGTCCAGGCGTACGGTGGCGGTCTCGCTCTCGGAGAACGCTGAGATCAGGCTAGATGCCGCAGCCACCGCCCCGCCGACCGCTAGCGTCACGGCGCCCAGCGCCAGCCCCACAGGGACAAGCGACGAGCCCAGAGACTGAGACATAGCAGTCGTGCCGCCGAGCCCCGACTGCAGCTTCCTGAGCTCCGACACCGCAGGGTCGGCATCCGCGCGGATGCGGATCGTGACTTCGTTCTCAGCCACCGTTCAGCCCTTCCTGCACCATCGAGATCATGCGGATCATTTCTACGTCCTCGGCCAGCACCTGCGATGGCAGCGCCCCGTAGCGTTGGCACAACGCATCGATCAGCTCTGCGCGCTGCAACTCAAACGGCTTCGTCACCACGTTGCCATCCGCGCCCACCCCACCGCCGACGTGCCGCCAACGCTCTATGCGCTGACGGCTGATTGAGGGACTGATGCTACCTGCTCGCCCCACGCGCCCATGATCGTCGAGGCAAGGCTCGATGTGAGCCGGAGCATCCCGTCGCCAGATGCCGGGATCGGCCCCTGGTCATCCGAGATGCTCCACTCGATGAGCACGTCGTCGCCGAACCGCTGGTATGCAGCCCGGATACCGCTGGAGTCTGAGCCCATTTCCTGCAGCTCTAGCATCTGGCCCAAGCTGATGTTCAGACGGCAGACCACCTCTGCGCCCTCGTAATCGTCCAGAATCAGCTTGAGCCGCTTAGCCTCGATCTTGTACGCCACGTCTCACCCCTCCGAGTGTGCCAGCCAATAGTTAGACGGTTGCCCACGTCGGCGTGGTGCCGCTCTGCAGCTGCAGGCCGACCGTCCACGTCAGCGAGCCGTCAGCGCCGCGCGACAGGTTGTAGGAATCGACCAGGCACTCCATCGTCAGGTACGGGTTCGACGCCACGTTACCGCCCACCTTGTAGTCGACCGTGCGAGTCCCCGTCCGGGTCTTAAAGACGTCGTGCGACTGGTTCGCCGATGCGTTGAACACGCCGGTGAGCGTGAACGAGCCGTCGCCGAGCGCGATCAGCCGCTCCATCGCTGACTTGTCCAGCCCGGTGATGTCGAGCAGGTTCTGCCCGACGTTCACGCCGAGGTTGGTGACATCATTGCTGATGTCCTTCAGCGACCCGGCGCTGTTATCGCACGCGAAGTAGTCCCCGAGGCCCGATTGCTTTGCCATTGTGATGCACCCCTTTCAGG